AGCCAAGTCGTTCAGCTTCACGGTAGTTGATACCGTCCTGTTTCTCTTTGGCTTCAATAGAACCAGATTTATGCCACGGTATGAATGAGTGTTGTTCAATATGCCATCGTCCATTACCTTCTGGATCCACGTAAGGATAAACAAACGCAATTGACGTGTTGTCGGACATCATTGAATAGTCGAAACCAATGTAAACTTGTCGTCCTCGAATATCGAAGTCTGGAATGACCGCACTTTCAACATCAGCCAAGTTTAAGAAGCTGTCAGTTGATTGTGCCAGCCACATGTTCATGTTTTTGGTTTGGAACGCTGGCAAATCACCTTGCAACATTTTAGTATCACGTTCATTAGTCAAACCTTTGAGCAAAACTTCCCGTTGACCAGCCAAATCGAGCAGTGGATTAGATTTCACCCAAGTTTCAGGCTTAAATGTCTCATCCAAGCTATCTTGCGCCCAAACTAGTACCAAATTGTCGTCATTTGCGCGGTTCCAGTCCTGTTCCATGATTTGCTGGCCAGCCTTTTGGTCGTCATGAAACGGCACCGTTGGGTCTGGGTATGATGTCGAAATTTGAATGAATTGCTTGTTAGGCACCTTGACCTGACCAGAAGTAATCTTGGCAATCTTTTCACGGCTCTTAACTTCACCAATTTCATCAAAAACGGCTGTCTTGAAGTGGAACGAGTCATATTGTCCTGACTCATGACTAATTGGTCGCATTACATTGTTGAAATGCTTCATAACAATCTGGTCACCTTGGACTTTCAATCCTGATTCAGTAGCCACCGTCTTCCATGGGTCAACCGTTATCATCTTATTAAGCGCTGTACCAATGTAACCGAACAGCTTACCAGTTTGCTTCCAGTTGATAGACGCAACAAGATAGTCTTGGTTTGACAATCCAATTGACTCAATCATGAAGTCATAGGCCATAAGAATAGCCATTAGATAAGTTTTACCTTGTCCGCGCGCAACTGACAGAATAGCCGTTGTATATCGTTTGTTACCAAGGTGGTCACGCCACCCAACCAACTGAGTTAGCGCAAACTTTTCCCACGGCATAAGTGGCATTGGTTCACCGGTATCAACATCAGGAAATACACTCGCAAATTGAAGTATCTTGTTGGCTTCCCTGACGTTGTAATGGTAATCGAACGAATCATCTGTTTCTGAACGCACCAAGTCTTGAATATGCCGGAACGCTGCAAGCTTAATCATGTAGCCTGCCAGAACTTCACCGTCTAACACACTGAATGCGTACTTTGTTCCAGCGTCCTTGTATTTGTTTCTGATGTCTGCGTACTCGCCATGTAGTTGCTGGTACCAACCTAGAACGTCGTGTGATTGAGTTAGATCAACCCTCATCATCACCACCTCCATTCAATAGCGCTTGCAGTTGTTCCGTAGCACTTGGCTTGTCTTTTCCGTCGTCCAAACTCAATTGCATAAGTTCAGCACGGCTGGCAGGTGATAAACCAAGCTCACTACCTAATGATTTCAACTGCTTAATGGCATCCGAGTAAATCTGTGTACTTGGGTTGCGCTTATAGCCCGTCATATCGTTAGCAATCACATCACCGGTCACTGGGTTAACCACCGTCTTATAAACTTTGGTGACTTGACCATTCTCTTTGATGTCTTCATAAGCATTTCGATAAATCTCGTATTGGCTTGCGTACATTTCAACTAAATTCTTATCCAATGGAGCCATCTTGTTTGAAGCGTTAAGTACGGGCACCATTTTTCGCCACATAGCGCTTGCAATCTTGCCTAAGTGATGTGGCGGGGTCAGCGACAAAACAGCGTCAGACTCGCTTTCATAGCTTTTTCGTGGCACCTAACATCACCTCCTTAATTGCTGGGTACCCCCCTATTAAAAATTTTTCAAAATCCAACTTTTTTACAAGAACACAGTAATGTGTGTGCTCTTCTTTTGAGACACCCAGGGGCGGGGTCATTTAATTTTCAGAACACAATCGACTAATTATGCCTGCCAAAATAAAAAACGCTTAAAACGGCTCTCATGGCGTTTCAGCGCTATCCATAAAATCTGGTAAGTACTTAATGTCGGGCACTGCTGCCACGTTCTTTAATTCGTTCCCTGCTCCTGTACCGTAATACTCCTGCTCCCAACGTGTCTTGCCAGTGTGGCATACAGCACAGATGGTTGCTAGGTTGCTTAGGTCATCACGCTTGCTTGGATCGAACTCATAAGGAATGATGTGGTCAACTATCTTGCCTGGCGTCATCCGTCCATTCGCCTTGCAGTATTGGCATAGGTAGTTGTCACGCTCTAGCACTGCTGGTCTTAGTCCATTCTTCCATTGCTTAGTACGGTAGAACTTATCTTGTTCCAACTTGGTTTCATTACGTACTCGTTGCGTCTTATTGTAATTGCGATAATACTGTTGCGTATGCTTGACGTTCCATTCCTTACGCTTTGCAAGATATTCAGACTCATGATTCATATGATCACTACAATAATGATTGGGTGAACTTGCTAATTTATGGCACTTGATACCCGCTGGACTTACAAATCTACAGATTGTCATTTTCGGCATATTGTTCTCCCTTATACCTCATTCTCATCTAATCGACCATCAAACGCCGTGTTGCGTGAATATTGCTTACCACCTTTGGTAACTATATCAACTAATTCACTACCACCATAAATGTACATGTATTCCCCACGATTGACATTGTTACTCTTAATCAACTTGCCCATTAAGTTCTTGTGCATGTTGTCGCTCCTATTCAGTGCAAAATAAAAAGGCTACCCAACTGGATAACCTTAGCTTGATTGAATTTAATCTTTAATAGATTTTTTTGGCGAATGCTCAACTGTTTATTAGCAGAAAGGATTCCATTTTCTATTTTAATTCTCAGCAACATAACTTAGCGTTTCCTTTGCGTGCAAAATAAAAACCAGCTATTAAGTAATCTTTAATAACTGGCAACACTATAATATCGAATCATACATATGCTCTTTAGCTTCTTCTTCGGTATCGTACACGCCAATAACCCAATCACTGTCAAATCAAATTTCGCATGTTTGCATGATGTCTTCAATATCTTGTTCACTATCAACACGGGCTACGTAGTTATCCCCATAATGATTTTCAACAACTGCATAACCCATATCGAAACCTCCAAAGTTGCAAAATAAAACCGTGCGCTCACATATAATGAGCCACGGCAAGCTTTGTTTAAATTTTTCTACTCTATCATAATAACTTGGATCGCCTGCACCTTGCATGCGGCACTTATGCACCATATACGCGCTTTCTAAATTATTCTTTAACTCGTAAATCATCAACGTCAGAAAAATTATCAGCGAACAACAGAAACGCTTCTTCGATAATCTCTTGGCCACGTCTAGTGCTGTAACCAGTAAGCGCTTCTACTTGCAGCCATTCTAAGTGTCGAACGTATCGCAACCACATGAAGTGCCTATGTGGCTGTGTCATAACCTTGATGGCATGGACAACGGCATCGTAGTAGTACACAGCGTCAGTGTGGTTAGTGAGCCTCTCATCGTTGGCATTTCCAAATGATCGCGCACTTGGCATGTCTGAAATTTCAACTGACTTCAAATCAACATATCCCATATCAGCCATGTTCACGATACGTGGCCACTCACTATCAAAAAACTCTCGAACCGCTTCTCTTGTTGCCTTCTCATTCACCGCTGGTAAAAGTGCCATTCCTACGTCCTCCGAACCATGTTAAAATGAACTTACCTTAAATTCTTTTGCATGGCGCTGGACTTCGGTCTGGCGCTTTTTTAGTGTGTCTTTTTGATTTCATAGATACTAAGTACCACGAACGTTATAAGCCAAAACAGCAAGGCGACCCCGTTTAACCACCAAGCAATTCCCGGCGTGTTCATTGTTGGCGGATAATTTCCAAACTCTATCCAAACTGCTGAAAGTCCATATGCCAAGACACCAACTCCAAAACTTATAAAAAAGTTCCACAAAACATTCATCTAATCCACCTATCCTTCTTCTACCCAATAGTAATAGCCAGCTAACCACTTGCTGACCATATGCTTGATGAGCCACTTGCTACTTGTGCGATATGCCTGACGCTTATTCCATGTCCGCAAAATCATACGCTTGCCTTCTGGCGTATAAGCGAGTTTGAAGTAGCCTTGCTTATCTCGGAAATAGTAATACCTACGCATGATCATCTTCTTTCGAGTCGTTCATTTGATATACCTTCAGATATGCATCACGCTACCTTTCTACTAACTCTATTGCACGTTCTATTAACTCTATTGCACGTTGTGCCTTACGTTCGTATTCCAATCGCGCTTTATAAGCTTTATATGACTCATATGCATAGATACCAACTGCAATGCACAAGATTGCCTCGCTAATCAAATATGCCATTCTTATTCCCCGCGTTCCATAAAATAATCAACAATCTGTTCTACTGTCATATCACGCCGCATTGCGTTTTTAGAATTTGCAAACCTAATCAAAATCTCACGCACTCTTGTGTCATCATATCCAACGAACTTCATTGGAAAACCAGAATGAATTTCTGCTTCTGGTTCGTCCCACGCGTTTTCAATAAATACATCGTCATCAAGGTAATCAATCTTGACCGGTTTAACTCCCGCAATTGCCATTACTCTTCCACCTTTTCAATCGTCATTTTCCAAGCGTTCTTAGAATCACCTTCAAAGAAACCAAACTTTTGTTCAACTGACTTCACACTGTCGCTTTGCAAAAGTTCAAAAACAGAATCTACTGCTGTTTTCCCAAGCACCATCTGTGCTTCGAATAATTGTTCATGCGTCATTAGTCCTCCTCCAACTTGATCTGTTCCAACGCCTCTTGCGCTGCCTGATAGCCAACATCTTCACGGAACTCGTACCAATTCGTGTAACCACGACCTTGTGCGTACTCATTCATCAGCTTGCCTGTAATGCGCATTACTAGCCCTCCATCTCAATCCAAGCATTAATTCCTTCGCTACGCTTACTGTTACGCAGTTGATTGGCCAGTTGCATGTTCACAACGTGTTGGTGAATATCCTTCTTCTTGCCATTGATCACTTCTTGCCACTTAACGATAATCATCTTATTTCCTCCATACGGGCTCACAGTCTTTTCACCCTTGGCTGTTTGTTTTCTATACTTAAAAGTTGCTCCTGATAACCATTCCAGTTTCATCAACTGACAAGCCGGCTACGCACGAATATTCGTTGTATATTTCAACTGAAATGTTATCTACACCATATTTTTTGAAAACGGACTTTGAATACTTTTTAAAAGCACGCTCTAACTTTTCACAAGTCTCGTAAAAGTTATTTTCGCTTGTTTTATAGGTTTCATCATAAGGTTCGCACTCATAATACGCAGTGTGGTTTTCTACATGATGTAGCTGAATAGATTTATAAATACTTTTTTTGTAAACACCTTTAATAAAGTCGTGATAAAAGGTGCCACGCAATTCCGCTTTTTCTTTTTCCAGATTTTTCATCTTATAACGGCTTTCAGTTAACAAGTGCGTCCATGAACTTTTGCGTCAACTTGTACTTTTCCATGATTAATTCTCCCAACTAATTTCTACACGTGCATTTTCCTTATCAATGCCAGCGAAACGATCTAACAACCCGTGCACGTAATTCAGGTTGTCGTTTGGCATGAACTCGATGCCACGTACTGTTGTGTTCTGAAACGCATCAAACATGAACTTGTGCGTAAACGTCCAGTTATCTAAGTCAGTTCGACGGTCAGGTAAATACCAATCGAAGTTAAATGTTGTTGCTTCTTCAATCGGTGGCAAACCATCGACAATCGACTGACTAACAACATCGATAATGCGGTCCTGAATTTTGTGCTTATAAGTATTCGCCACGATGCGTCCGTGTGGCATACCATGAATAAGAATCCAGTTGTTCAACGTCATCTTAACGTCCTTAAGCACACCCTTTTGCTTTCGCTTGATAATGAACGCATTAATTGGGATGACAATTTTTGCTTTTTCCATCAACTATTTACCTTTTCGATAATACGCACTGATGAAACATCACCACCCACAAATGCAACAACATTGCGTGCTTCGTAAAACTGATCATTCGCTTCATCTAGTGTCAAATTATTCCAGTAGTGGTCTTCGCCAAAATAATTGGCTACCACTTCATAACGTCGTTCATCCATATCAAACCTTTCTCACGTCAGCCAACTTGTTTGTTGAAATCGTGTGCGTCGTATCTTTTGTAATCAGGCGTGACAAGGTAGCTGCATCGTACTTATTAGATAACCCAGCTAGGTTGTCATTTGAGGTAATCATTGTTGCCTTACCACGTCGTGCATCAGCCAACTCAAATAACATTGCTGACACAGTTTCCTTAGCTTCTGTCTGCGTTTCTTTTCCAAAGTCGTCAAGAATAAGTACGTCAACTTCCTTCATGAAGCGCTCAACGACATTTAGACGTTCAGCAATCGAGTTATCATTGAATGACTTAAACTTCATATTCCGCCACTCAACCACCGACACGAACATCGTCGTGTACTTGTCTTTCACTACATCAGCAATAGCTAATGCAAGTGATGTCTTACCGGCACCAGCTTGTCCATACAGGAAAACATTGAACAAACCATTACGAAGTTCCTTTGCAATCTTGTACGCCTTATTCCCAATATCACGGGCCACAAGCTCGTTTTGTTGCATTGTCGGATCCCAGTTCGAAAACTGAAACAAACGCTCCTGTGTCTCTCCCCAGAGGCTCATACGTGCATACTTAGTTCGTTCTTGCGCTTGCCATTCGGCAGTGATGCGTTGTGCATCCGCTATTTCTTTCTCTGCCCGTTCTTCGGGCGTCATTGTTTTAACTGATAGCCCCCGCTTTTTAAGCTCTGCCATCCATTCACTAGTTGATCGCATTATTCACCTTCCAGTTCTCGCATGTTGTCCAGCATCCACTGTGGAACGTTTGCGTTATCCGACTGCTTATCTCCGGCTGATTTGCGTTGCTTGAATTTGTTTTCGGTAGCGTCCCATTCAGCAACAGTCTTGACGCCCTGCTTTAACTTCTTTTCCATTGTTCCTTTAACATAGTTAAACGTCCTTGCGTTAGCGTTCGAAGCTCCTTCAATCGCCTTAGCCAGTACACCAAATTCCATGCCATCATCTTCAACGTATGCAATAAGTGTTTGTTGTTGCATGGGTGTTAAGTCGGTGGACATAAAACCATTTTCTGCCAGTGAATTCATCAACATTGATGGCAGTGGATTACCAGGGAGCGATGACGACGAATCATCTTCTTGTCTTTCCTCTTCTAACCTATCCTTACCTAACCTATCCTTACCTATGCGGACATTTGGTTGCCAGTTGGTTGTCATTTGGTTGTCATCACTAATATCAACGCTTTCAGCCGTTTTTGGTTGCCAATTGGTTGCCAACCGGCTGTCATCTGGTCGCGAATTGGTTGCCAATTGGTTGACGTGTTGGTATGCACCAGTTGCATCAAGCACCAGTTGATTCTTCTCTTCTGAATAGATTGTTGGCTTAGACCGGTCTTTTCTAATTTTGTTATTCAAGTTCCAATCCTTAACAACAGTCACACCGCTATCAAAAGCAATGATGAAACCTTTCGCAATCAATAACCGAAGGTCATCGGTACTTGTACCGTATGCTCGGCTTAGCATTCGTGCGTTACCAATAAAACCCTCATCGTCTGCTTCCATTCCAAGGTGGAAATATAACAATTGACTTGACGCTGGCATGTCAACGAACGCATCGCTAGTTGTTATTTCCTTTGTAAACATTCTTCGTTGTGCCATATCTCACCGCCTAGAATGGTAGATCATCTTCGTTGAATGAAGTTACATCGTTACCGTACATTTGATTAGGTGTGAATCCACCTTGTTGTGGTTGCTGACCATTCGATGGACCTTGTTCTGGCGCAGAATTGAAACCACCTTGTGCCTGATTGCCACCGCTTTGGTTTCGTCGCTGTTCACTTTCCGCCCTGCTTTCTAGCAATGAGAAATTATCAACGACAACTTCCGTTACATAAACACGTTGGCCTTGTTGGTTCTCGTAGTTACGAGTTTGCAAGCGACCTTCTACCGCCACCAACGACCCCTTAGAAGTGAAGTTGGCAAAGTTTTCAGCTGACTTACGCCAAATAACCCCATTAATGAAGTCCGTCTCACGCTCACCGTTTGAGTTAGTGAATTGACGGTTAACAGCAAGCGTAAATGAACCAGCTGCTGCACCTGACGTTGTGTATCGCAACTCAACGTCCTTGGTTAGTCGTCCTACTAATACGACGCGATTTATCATTGTCTATTTCCTCCATTCGCTTGAACGTCATAATTCCAAGACGTTGCAATGTTTCAGGGTCTAACTTGATGCCCTTAACGTGATATTTCTGTTCAAATGCTGGCCACCCAATGTTGTGTGCTTCATTGTGGTGAACTCGGCATAATGCAATTAGGTTCTTTTCTCTGTGGTCTACCAGATTTCGGTCGTTACCCATTCCAACGGTGTCAATGTGGTGGACATCAGCAGGGCGTCCACACACCACACAGCTTCGGTGGCTCAACGATGAATACATATAGGCTTCTACATCGTCCATATACGCCAAACCACTCTTAGACATCGGTATGTGGTTCTTAACTGCGTAATCAAGCAGGTATGAAATAAATTTCCGTGCTGTCGTCATATCTGTATCAGCAAACGAAAAATGTTGATCACCTGTTTCTGCTTCATAATAGAATTTCATCCACCACTTAGTTTCTTCTGGTGTATATCCTGACCACTTAGCTATCTCACCGATAATTGCATATGCTTTTTTTCGTTGTATACGACTGATACTTCTTTCATCAGCGATGCTAATAACTGCCTGTGGTCGTTCTTCTGAGGTGTAGAGTGACAACATAGCCAGCTCTTGCGCATCTTCCACCGACATTGTTACTTTATTGCCGCTGATGTGTGTGATACGCCCCCATATATCCATTAGCTCAGCCCTTGACTAATCCAGTCGATGATTTGTTGCTTCTGTACGTCGTTCAGCTTGTTGAACGTGTAGAAGTTGCCAATTTGCGTATTGAACGCTGTGCTGATTTGTTTATACATCTCATCTTCAGTCAGCGAACGTTTTGTTTGATACTGCTTCGCAATCGCACCGAATTTCGAGTTTAATGGGTTCTTTGCTTGGCTTTGTTGTGGTTGTTGCTGACGGCTCTGATAGCTCTTCTGTGCGCTGTTAGCGTCATCATCAACATCACTAGCCACACCGAACGCCAACGCCAATGAATAGCGCTTTGCGTACGTCAGACCAGAACCCTGTGCTTGTGGGTCTAGCGACGCATCGACCCAACCTTGACCCTTCTGTTGACGGGCTGAGATAATCTCAACACCGCCCAAGTCCAAACGATCATCATCAGTCAGCAGTACCGTGAACAACTGACTGTCCTTCACTTCTTGTGTCCACACAAGTCCCGCTTCACTTGCCTTAATGGCATCATCAACCGCCTTAACGACGGCATCATATGTCACATAACTAGAACGGAATTGTGGGTTGCTGGCATCTTTCACGGGTTGCACAAGTGACTTGCGCACCTTCAATAATTCTGTTGCTACTCCCATGTATCCACCTACTTCCAGGTTAGCGTCTTGGTTGGTGTCTGGACTGTGTGTCCATCAAGCCACTCGTAGATAACTTCGCCATACTTATCCTTTAACTTGTTAGGCGTCTTCAAGCTCACAGCGTCCCAGCCAAATCGCTCAACGAACTCGCGCTTCAAAGCATTGTCATTGTCTGGGATTTCCGTCCTCATACCTTCACGATATTGTGCATGACTGAATGTGACACCTTCGTCAAGACGACGCTTAACTTCTGCATCAATCGCTTTGACGGCTGGTGCAGCCACCATCTTCGACGTGTACTTCAGCTCTTCCAATGCTTCGTTGTCGACTTGTGCCAACAACTTTGGGTCTGTCAGTTGTTCCATCGTGGCGATTTCGCCAGTTGAGATAATCATTCCCATTTCACTCATATGTCTTTATCCTCGTATTCATCCATGTAATCGTTAAATGCTTCTTCTTCATCTATTGGGTCATCAGGTGGATCAATTAGTTCATCAAACATGGTCAGCCACCCAATTCAAAACATAAGCAACGCCCGTTTCAAACTCCGAAATAGTCCCGTCATGGTTGTCACGTTGTTCGGCCTTGAAGGCTCGATCCATACGTTTTTGCGCTTCTAATCGCAATTCATTTTTCATTGCATACCTCCTTGTGGTATTCTGGAGGAGTAAATTACTCCTAAGATTTACTCCTTTTTCACGCTTAACGGGTGCTACCGTTAGGCGTTTTCTTTTTTGTATCGTCCACGATAACGAAGTGATGACAGTGTCACCTTAGACACTCCAATAGCTGATGCAATTTCACTTGCTGATTTACCTGCGTCTAGCATCTTCTTGAACACTTGGTACCGACTTTCGTACTTATCTCTCTTTACCTGATTTTCACCAGGCGCTACCCAAGTAGTACGGTGTTCCAAACGACCGTTATATTGCAGAATGCGCTTGCGCTCCGCTTCGATGTCAAACTTCTTAGCTGGTGCAAAGCTGTGATGCAAATCCGCAACACCTGTTGATCCAATATCAAAATCCGCCATGATCGTCCTCCAATACTTGTTTTGTGACTTCAATAAGAGAGCGCTTCTCTGACAAAATACGATGTACATTCAATGCCAACCAAGGCGGCATTAAGATGCCAGTAAACTTTGCTTCACGCATCATGTTCAACGAAGCCACGCTAGTTCCTAATTGTTCAGCCAACTCTTCGTCGTACAAGTTTTCGACACCTTGAACGATGAAGATTGAAAACAATTGTTTCGGTGAAATCATCACCGGAGTAAACTCATCCATTTCCATTCCTTTCTGGGTCGCACACCCCAAGACACACACCAACAGGTTGTTAGGAGACAAACAGTAAGAGAAAAAATATTACATGTAAGTGGTTGATGTGCATCTGGCGATGTGCGACCCATATTCAATTTTTAACGACGTGGCAACGAATCAGTATCACCAGTGATCAAGTAATAAATTGCCGATAATAGGCAGTAGACCGTTGGACCAATACGCTTGAACCAAATCCACTTAGCAAACCTCAATAAGTTGTAAGCAACAATCATAATGGCGAAACCGCCGAACGCTGCCCAAAGTGCAATGTATAGCATTTTTAATCCTCCATATACTTGTTCTTAGCTTGTGTGTTGGTGTAAGCCTCAATCTGCTTCTTGTATCGTGGCTTGACCGGTGCATGCGTTCCTAGCTTGCTGACGAAGTACAAAGCAACACCTGCAATCGCAATCCAGCTCAACACCAAGCCGATTCCCATCAATAAGTTAGTCATTTGTATATTCGCCTCCGTATTGCACGTCCTTCAGCCCTTCGTATAATCGACCAGATGCGTATGCTGAGATGAAACCCTGCAGGTCATAGAACGGAATCCACCACCTCTCAGCTACCTTGAATGCTGGCCAATCAGGGCGGTTGCCGTAAACATTCACAATCGTTTGCCATTGCATACGGAAGTAAAGTTCAACTTCATGCTTATTTAAGATTGGTGGCCAATTATCTTGACCGTATTCACTCAACAGTTGCTTGTCTTCATCACTAAGCTTGTATTGACTAGCCATTCCTACACCTCCAAAAGTGATTGTTCATTGGCTCCGTTGATTGCAAACGTCAACACCTCGTCTGGTTGCCAGTTTTGAGTCAAACGCATTGCTTCATCGAACTTCGACATTGGCAAGTTGGCGAACTCATTAATAACGAAACGGTCTTTAATGAAGTTTCCAAGTTGACGGTATACTGCGTTGCGCAACTTCTTAGTGTTGTAGGCTGTTCCGTAGTACCCACCCATAACTTCAACAACTCGCTTGTTGCGTGCCTTTGTAAATCGCTTACGCAAGTCATTAGGCAGTCCAAACTGTTCCTTTAGTTCTTTAAACTCACCACGCAACTCTTGTTGATCCTCACTAACTTCCTTCAACGCTTCAAATTGAGTTTCCAGCAACTCCATTGGTGTCATTGGCTTTGCTTGATAACCACCAGTCTTGCGAATGCTTGGCAAAACTTCAGTTGTTACCCAATCTTGGAAACGTTCAGCCGTTTCGTTGTTAGCCTTAATTGCCAACTTGTAAAATTGTGGTTCGGTGATGAAATCACCACGCTTGATTCCGTCGACACTTGTGTCGATGCCGAGGTACTTATTAACACGCGTCCACTTCACCACTGTGTTACCACTCTTGGCAACTTCTGAAATTCCTAAGCCTACTGCTGCGCTTTCTGCATCGAACATTACTTGTCCGTTCACTTCCTTAACCTTCAATCCGTTAAACACTTGCACTTCGTTTGTCATGTTGTTCTCCTTATAAGTCTGTGATGTTGAACAGTGTGAAAATCTTCTTGCGAATCGCCTTAGACTTGGGTGAATTCTCACCATTAATTGCGCGACTAGTTTGACTAACACCCTCACCAATTAATTCTGCTAATTCACCTTGGGTCATATCATTTCTGTCCATAAGCTCATTTTTAATACGCTTTTTTACTTTGCGCTTTAGAGCATCTTCTTGTTCTTCAATTGTTGTTGCTGTCATGTCGCAACCTCCTTTGTTTTTTTGTGATAATATTCAATATGCAAGCGTCATTAACTTGCCCTACATATAATGAAAGGAGCCATTAAAAAATGACCGATAATAATCCAGCACTTGTTGCCGATAACATAAATCCTTTTGCAGGGTTATCAACAGTTAACATTGTTCAAAGTATTCCGAATTTATCTGAGCAAACAGCTTATGTAGCAGCCGTAAGTAAGCAGGTTGCGATGCTTACGAAGCAAACTAATCTTCGTCAATTAGAGATGATTCAACGGTTCTTGAAAAAAATAATGGAAGATTTCAAACGTTTGTTGCAAAACTGTCTGCCAAAGTATCAGGGACTACTTGTTTCTAACGTTCAGCCTATTGATTTCTCGCTTATAAACTTGCATTTCAATTGGATTGTTCCAGGAACGTGGATTGACGATGCACTCGATGAACCAGAAACATATGACCAGATGATGAATCGTATTGTTCTTTCTAGAGTTAATGGAAATAATCATCAAGAAGCGTCTTATTTCGATTATGATGCTTCTGAAGATGGATATAGCTCCATAAAAAGCAAGAATTTCCTTTATAAATTGACACATCTTTACACTCCTATCGAATACATGAAATCAATATCTCAAGAATATGTTTTCGCATTTTATGGTTATGTGATTTCCTCTGTAGCGTCATGGTTTTTCAAAATTATCTATCATTTGTTTTTTGGATAGATATCGTGCCCACCTATTATTAGGTGGGTATTTTTCGTTCATCTGTTTATCTCCTTTCTGTTTTTTTATTATCAAGTTGTTGCATTTATTTATACATAGGTATAATATAAAGGCATACAAAAAAGCACAATAAACGCCTGTATATCAACATTCGCTCGCCAAAGCATTGATTATTTTAGGCCTGTTTTTTGTTGCTCAATTACTTGATGAATTAACTATAACACCTATGTATAAAACGGTCAACGTTATTTTATATAAATGTGTAATTTAATTCGTCTCTTATAGGAGAAAGCCCACTATGACGCTATTTGAACGCACAAAAGAAACAGCTAGTAATAGAGGATTGTCTATTCAACAAGTTGCTAAACAAGCCGGCTTAGGAATTAATTCTATTTATAGGTGGAAAGAAAGAAACCCCACAACTTCTAATATTAAAGCCGTGGCAGACGTCCTCGGCGTATCAGTAGACTACCTATTAGGTAACACTGATCAGATGCACGGTAATAAGAAGGAGAATGAACCGGTTGACTTATACACCGTTACAGATGACGAACGAGACCGGTTGATTTCTGCTAATGGGCAACCAATCACAGATGATGACTGGGCAATTATTAAGGCGGTTCTTGCAAAGTACCCAAAGCGTGACTAAATGATAAAAGAATTATTGAACGATATTAACGATCTTGAATACTCCTGCATTGCGCTACCTATTTCCCTCCCAGCTGTTACAAACTGGGAAAGAAAGCTTGTCATTTATAATCCTGATTCAGTAACACCGTATTACTTGAAGCATGAAATCATTCATATTAAAGAAAGACATCACAGTCGTTTATTTGCATTCAACGGCAATGATGAGCGTAACCCAAATGAACGTGACGCTGAAAACAAAGCAATTCACGAATTAATGAAGCACCACATCGACACAGGTGGGCGTTTTAATTATGTTGACTTCATGCTGATTTACGGTGTTCCTGCACATTTGGAGCAATCCGTCATTACTGAAATGTCAGACATCAATATGTACGCTCTATAAAAAGAGCCACCCGTTAAGGTGGGTGGCATACATACGTGCAGATAGGAATCACGTTAAAAGCTTTGAAATGTAGCTGAGGGGATAAAATAATGACAAATCAATCATCTAGACGTTATAAATTAAAAACATTCAATGATTTATATTATAACGATAAGGCAAATATTACCGAAAATATTAAATTTCAAAAACTACCTAATTGGATGAAATCTTACGGATATCACCTTACTCGTGAATTAAATAATTCCCTACCTAATTATTATAGAGTATTTAAAAGAGGTACTGTAGTCATGACAGATTTTGGTGTCAGAATTGGTAGCGAAATGAGTTTCAATCACTTCGCTGTAGTTTTGAGTAATAATGATGACCAGTACAAACCTACAGTTATAGCTGTTCCCTTATCTCTGTCTCTTATCACATCTCCGAGCCCACGAGACCGTTGACATCTCTAAGCCAACGAGAGCCTAATAGATCTCGTTAAAAAAAAAAAAAAAAAAAAAGCAATATAAGAATAAAAAAATTGAAAGTAGAGAATCAAAAAGCAAGCCTAATGAAAAATAGAAGAATCAAGATTTATCATCAAAGAGTACTGGATTCAAGATATATAATATAGTTATCACAGCTAATCACATTAATCGTAATGCACTTAACTGTAACTCGACGAATAAGCGAGTAGAACTAATTACACTGCACTAAACACAATGTGCTGA